GGTCTGTCCGGTAGAACCTGTTGCCCGTTGCGGGACTGCCGGGGAATGACACTCCCGTCAATCCGACAGAAGCCTGCATCGCCTCGATCGCGTCATTTACGTCGGTGTGCTGGCCAGCATGAGAGGGCGAGGTGAGCGCATCGCCCGAGTTGGGATTGGTGAAGGCGTCAAGAGCGCCGGGGTAACTAGTCGGCATCTATCTCATCCTCTCGGGAACCGGCTGCTGCCGGACGCGCTGTAGTACAGGCGCCGCGACACGATGTCCGCCACCTCGCGTGCCTGGGTCTCCGTCGGCGGCCACATGCTGTTGAAGTTGACGGTTAGCCCTCCACCGCCCACCGCCGCTCCGGCAGTGGCAAGTCCAAAGGAGCCGCCAGCCGCCGCGCCGGGCACCATGCTGCCGAGCTTGGCGGTGCCGATGCCCTTGTCGAGCCCGCCGGCCCACGCCTTGCCGATGTTCTCGCCCCACACGTCGATTTCCTTGAGCGGCCCTTCCTTCGGCGGGCTGTAGCCCTTCAGGGGACCGGACAGCGAAGTGCCGAGGTAGATCGCCTTGGCGTGGGCGTAGTTCCACTGCGAGGCCACGCCATCGGCCCACGCCTTGACGAGGGCGCTGCCCCATCCACCCGCCTCGTCGGCGAACTCCATGTTGCCCTGCACACCGCGCTTTATGTCGGCGGCCGCCTCGGCCGCGGCGACCCTCTGCAGGCGCAACTGCTCGGCAAAGGTGGTGCCCGTATCGACTGCGGCGTCGGCAGCACCACTCTCCAGCAGTTGCAACTGCTCTAGCGCGTCGTCGCGGATCTGCATGGCGGCGGCGCGCACGTCGGCCCGCTCGTCGCGTAGCCCGGCAGCCAGCTCCTTCGAGGCCAGGATGCCCTTGAGGCGGGCGATCTTGGCCGCGTCCGACAGGCTGTTCTTCATCAGGTCGGTCAGCTCGGTCATGCCCGACTCGACATCATCCATGCCCTGCTTGAGGGCCTTGGCGATATCGCCGGGGAGCGCCTTTGCTTCTGCGATGGCCTTGTTGGAAGCCTCGACTAGCTTCTCGTGGATCGGCGACCAAGCGGTACCAGCAGCGAAGGCAATCGCCGGCGCCTCGGCTTCTATGGCTTGCCGCACTCCACCGAAGTTCTCCTCGGCCCAGTTGGCGATCGGGCGACCCGAGAACCGGGCGAACAACCGATCCAGCGCGGCTTCGCTTCTCTCATCCACCAGCGCATCGCCAAGCTCCCCGAACGCATCGGCGAGGCCACGAATGGCCGGAATCCCAACATCACGCGCGAATATGGCCAGATCGCGCAGGATCGGCAGCAGTTGCTGACCGATCTCGGCCGATAGGTCAGCCATCTGCGCTTCGAGCGTGCGACCCACGTTGGCCAGCCCATCTGCCGTCCGGCCGAAGTCACCCTGCGCCAGCGCGGAGTCCTTCATGATGAGGGCGTAGGCGGCCGTCGTCTTCTGCAGCGGCGTAAGGGTGGCGCCCAGGTTCTTGAAGCCCTGCGCTGCCAGTTCGGTCCGCATCCGGGCGTCGGAGATGGCGATGCCGTAGCGCTTCAGCGGTTCCGTCTCACCCGACAGTCCGGAGCGCAGGGCGAGCAGCGCGTCGTCGATGCTGGTGTTGTTGAAGGACGCCAGGTCGGCGGCCAGCTCGACCATCGTCTTGCTCATGCCAGTCGCGGCTTCGGTGGTGAAGCCGAAGGCGCGGAACAGGTTGCCGTAGGTACCGGCAGCTTCGAGCGCCTGCTGTGTTGACTGGCCAAAGGCGCTTGAGGCGGTGCGTGCCCAGTCGCTGATCTCCTTCGAGGACTCGCCGAAAACGACGTTGACCTTGCCCTGCGACTCGGCCAGCATGCTGGCTGCGCCGATCGAATCCTTCAGGAAGCCGATCGCACTACGCGCCGCGTTACCCAGCAGGTTGAAGGCGGTCACCCCGGCGCCCAGCCCGACGCCGGTCAGGATCGACTTCTTGGCCTCGGTGGCCAGGCCAGCGATGCCGGTCTTGATGCTCTTGACCTTCGGGCTTACGTAGTCCTCGCCCTCGAAGCGGATACCGACTTTCGGGCCAGGCATCTAGAACCTCATGCTGCGCTCAGCCAGCGGGCAGTCCGCGCCGCCCACGTGGCCGCCTGTCCGTTGGCGAACGCCTGAGCGGCGGCAGCAGCGCGGTACATGTAGCGGTACTTGCGGTCGATCTTGCGACCGTACAGGCGGACGGGCTCGAAGCCGCGCGCGCCCTGGATGACGTAGGCGCGGCCCCGGAAGATGGAGGTGCGCCCGGCCTTCACCAGCCGCGGCTCGATGGAGGCTTGCAGCGCACCGGCTTGCACCTCGGCGCGTCGCCCGCCGGGCAGGTAGACGGTGTGCGGGTAGGGCAACAGGCCGTGGCCCGTGGTCAGTTGGCTGGCAGCCGCCGAGGCGCCGACTTCGGCCATCTCCTCCAGCGCGTCATACAGCGACATGTGGATCGAGCCGACCGGGTTGCCCCGGAAGAAGAAGCCGCTGGTGGTGACCACGACCTCGATCGGTTGCTTAGCCATCGGACTCTCCGTTGAGGACGCCAGCCAGCGTCAGGATCTCGATATGACGCAGCCAGAAGTCGGCGTCCTCGCCGAGCAGCGCCCGCGGCGACAGGCCGGGGTACAGGCGCGCGATGTTGTGCAGGGTCAGGGCGCGGGTCAGCTCGGCGGGCTGCTCGACGCCCGGCGCGCCCTTGACGTGCGCCCAGCGCCGGATCGCTTTGCTAAAGGGGCCGCTACCTTGCCGATCCCTCCGAGGTAGGCGCGCAGCATGGTGACCGCCGAGGTCAGGTCGAAGTGCTCGATCAACGCGGCGCCGGAGCAGGGCACCGGCTGGCCGTCGCGGTCCACCAGGTCCCATGACACCAGCGCCTGATCGGCGAAGTAGGTCAGCAGCTCCTTGAGCGATTCCGGCTCTTCCGACTTCTCGATCAGTTCGAGCAGCCGGAAGCGGACGCCGATAGAGATAGAGGTGCGGACGTCGAGGTTGAGCCCTTTGAGCGGGCCGGAGGTGAAGGTGAGCGGCGCGATCCGCTCGGGTACCTGGTATGGCATGTGAGTTCCTTCCTACCAGGGGGCCGAGGTGGGAAGGAGTCACCCCGGCCCCCTGCTGATTACGTCCAGGCGGCTGCGGTCCCATTGGCGAGCAGGAACGTGGCCGAGGCACCGAACGAGCCGTCCTGCGGCCGCGACCAACTGATGTCTGATATCACGCATTCGGCGGTCAACGTCTTGCCACCGACCACGATCACCACGGTGCGGGTGTCGTTGTCGGTGTAGGTGCTGAGCAGGCCGAAGGTGGACGGATTGGCGACCGCATTCCACTCGAAGGTGGCGGTCATCTGGAAGTCGGACAGCAGCAGCAGCCGCTCCATCGCCGACTTGTCGAGGCCGGTGACATCCTTCACGCCACGGGTGGTGTTGAAGCTGAGATCGGTGATGTCGTTGGAGACGTTCTGGCCCGTTCCCGACTCGTTGTCGATGGTGACCGTCATCCCCAATCCTGATGCCTTAGCCATGTCCTGAACTCCTTATGGTGCCGCGTCGAAGTCGCCAGCCGCCTTACGGCGGAAGGCCATTGAGAAGACGGCCGTGGTGAACGTGCCGTTGGTCGAGGCCCGCACCCAGCGTTCGACCGTGCCGCTCACGGCCACGCGCTGGGCGATGGCAGCCCACGGCGTGGCAACGTCGGTGAAGGCCAGCAGGTTGGCCCACGTCCCGTCCACTCCGTTGGTGCTGTTGGATGAGTCCTCGATGTCATACTCGACCGTCCCCGACGCGGCCGAGAAGTGCTGCAGGTAGCCGACCCCGCCCGAGACGGACTGCGCCGTGCCGTCGATGCCGGTCACGTCGGACGCGCTGGCATGGGTCACCGAGGGAGTCAGCAGGAAGCCGTACTCCAGCGGGATGCCGGAGGCGCCGAGCAGTTGCACGGTGCCGCTCATCGAGCCGTCGGCGGAGCGGCTCCAGTCGTAGTTGACCTGCTTGGCGGTCAGTACGAACACCGGCTGCCCGGTGGTGGTGCTACTCAGGCACAGGGCCAGCACATCGGTGGTGGGCAGGGCAGCCAGCGAGTCGAACGTCTCGTCGTTCGCATCGTTGAACCAGCAGTTGAAGTTGATCTCCCCGTCGCGCAGGCCGGGGATGCGCTGCACGGCCGACTGGGTAATGTCCGTCACGTCCAGCATGGCGGTGGTGCTGCGCATGGCGGTGATGGCTCCGATGTCGCCAGAGGCGTCCACGCCCTGGAGATATAGGCGCATCCCGATCCCGCTACTCTTCGTCATCACTCACCTCGTACTTGTCTCCTGCCAAGAAGCCGTCGCGCAGCAGGCGCTCGTCCACTGGACCGTCGTAGACATCGCCCTCGTACCAGCGCTGCTCGCCGACACGCAGGATGTGGCGGCCAGCGGGGATCCCGCGTGGGTTGGCCACGATGAAGTGCCCGCTCCGGCGGGCTGCTCGCTTGGGCATGGGCTTCTCCTAGATGGCGATGTCTTCGGTCCAGGCCATATCGACCAGGAGCGGGATGGTGAGCACGCGAATCCACGCCTCGCCGACTGATTGCCAGCCAGCGGTCACGCTCTCGATGGTCAGGTCGATGCTGTTGCCGCCGAGCGTGCCGTCGCCGAGCAGCGCGGCTTGGGTGGCGCGGTTGGCCGCCTGTAGTTGCGTCTCGATATAGGACGAGAAGTTGTCGTCGCGGTTGAGCACCGGCCAGTACCAGCGGATGACGAGCTTCTCCTCGACGTTGTTCTTGCCGAAGGTGCGCCCGCCGCTGGTGCTCTCCTGGTCGCCGTTGTACCAGTAGGCGACCTGCCGCTTGAGCGCGCCAAACGGCTCGCCGCGGCGCACGTCGAAGGGTTCCTGTCTGGTGTCGAGCGCGTCAACGACGCCCGCTGCGGTGGCAAGGTGCGTGTCGATGGTGGTCAAGACTCCGGCCCAGCTCATCT